CTGTATGAAGCCCGTTAAACTCTTGAACCCCCGTAGTTCAGATACCAATGTCATGGGTGGGGAGCCCCCGTGGAAAACACAACCCACAGAAAATCGCATCAGTGCCTTGAGCAAGGCATTCTCCTGGTACAACTATTTTTACGGCAAAAAAGATGCTCGTGACATGATTGTGAACTACTTGGAGTCGCAGGACCGCAAGGCAGATGTGCGAGCACTAAAACGCATACCGGATTCGGCCATACGCTTGACCACCGGCTGGTTGTGCCGCATGAAGATGGTGGGCTTGGAGTTGAGTGAAACAGAACAGATCAAACTGGACAACTTGCTAAAAGAAATACTTGCCAGCAAACAAACAGCAGAGGTGGAATCTGAGCCGGTACTAGACACCCCGGCCCGGCCCAATATCCAAGACCGTCTGCGTGAAAAAGTAGGCGAGTGTGCGGCCGAACTGGACGGTATGTTTGACGAATTCATGATGGCCGGTGCCCGAATGTCAGCGGACTACAAGCCTATCATGGTTATCCGTGGCATGAACGTGGTACCACAAATGATCAGTGAAATTTCCAATCGTTGGAAGCGTAAACTGGCTGAGTTTGAAGAAGCAGTGGAAGGCAAGGATCCACTTTTGGTAGAAGCATATTCGTATCTCTCCAAGATTCAGTTGCGTAATTGTGTGAAGTTTTGTGAAGCAGTGATCAACGACTGTGGTGCTTATGTACAGATCAAGAAAGTGGAACGCAAGCCAAGAAAAGTCAAAGCGGTCCCACCTGAGAAACGTGCGGCCAAGTTCAAGCATATTGCAGAGTTTGCTGAACTCAAACTCATGGGCTTGCCGGCTGCCGGCCTAGTGGACAAAGCCGAAGCCTGGTTGTATGACACCAAGAAACGCAAACTCATTCACTTGGTAGCAGACAGCCATACACAGGCATTTACCATCAAGAACAACAGCGTGATTGGTTACAGTACCGTGGAAACACTACAAAAAACTGTGCGCCGACCAGCAGATGTTGTGAAAGCCATACAGGCCGCAGGCAAGCCAGCCGCACGTAAAATTTACAAGGATCTAACTACCACGGAAACACCCTGGAATGCCCGTGGTACTGAGAACTTGATAGTGCTAAAGGCCTGGTAAATAAGGGGGAACGGAGTTCCCCCAATGGCTGAGCAAACAATCAACACGCTTCCAGAACTAAAACAAAATCTCATAGAGTATGTAAAACTCACTCTTGGTGATCAAATCATTGATCTTGAATTAGACCCTGCACACTACGAAGCCGCTTATCAACGCACTGTAGGTGTATATCGTCAACGTGCGCAAAATGCCTATGAAGAAGCCTATATCTTTATGGAGTTGATTAGAGATCTAAACATCTACACACTGCCACAGGAAGTGCAAAGTGTGCGTCAAATATTCCGCAGAACATTCGGGGATTCAACAGGACCATTTGCGTCAAACTTTGATCCATTTGCACAGGCATCAATCAATGTGTATCTCATGAACTTCAACGTGGCAGGTGGTCTTGCCACATACGACTTCTACAGCCAGTATGTGGAATTGGCCGGACGCATGTTCGGGGCATACATGAACTATACATGGAATCCTGTTACCAAAAAACTACAACTGATTCGTGACCCCAAAGGCACCGGTGAAAATGTCCTGCTTTGGGTGTATCAAACCAAACCTGAAGTTCAGTTACTGAGCGACTATCAAATTCAACAATGGATCCGAGACTACATGGTGGGTGCCTGTAAAATGATCATTGGTGAAGCACGTGAAAAGTTTTCGACCATTGCTGGCCCACAGGGTGGCGGGCAACTTAACGGTGCGGCCATGAAGTCAGAAGGGCAAGCCATCATGGATGCCAAAATTGAAGAACTCAAAATGTATGTGGATGCAAGTCAGCCACTTACCTGGGTGATCGGTTAAACCGCACTCGACAAACCGTTGCAGTTGTGTTACAATCAACACATGCACCTGATGATTGATCTTGAAGGCCTGGCAACAGGTCCTGATACCACTATTCTAACCATAGCCGCTCAAGCATTTGACCCGTTTGGTCAAGGTCATTACGACCGGCATTACTATGCTAGGGTCACACTGGAAAGCCAAGAAAGTCGTGCAATTGATCAAGGGACCTTGGAGTGGTGGGCCACTCAACCAGCACATGCTAGAGAAGAAGCATTCGGAGAACAGGATCGTGTACCGCTAGATCAAGCATTAGATGAATTGGGCCGACTAATTTGGCACTCCAAGATGATCTGGGCCCAAGGTCCTACATATGACTGTAACATACTTGAACATGCCTACAAGAGTTACGGCAAAGCCTTGCCTTGGAAATACTACCAGGTACGAGATTCAAGAACTGTGTTTAGCCTGTGGCCTGAACTGCCTATACCCCCTACTAGTCACCATGCACTAGAAGACTGCCGCAGACAAATTGGCATGTTGCAAGACACGCTTCGATATCTCAATGTAAAGGAAATCAAATGATCATTGGCATCTGTGGATTTATTGGTTCTGGCAAAGACACCATTGCCGATTACCTTGTAAATTTACATCACTTTCGTAGAGAATCATTTGCCGCAACACTAAAAGATGCTGTGGCACAAGTGTTTGGCTGGGACAGAACCATGCTGGAAGGCCGCACAAAACAAGCCCGTGAATGGCGCGAACAAGTTGATCCGTGGTGGGCAGAACGCCTGCACATGCCCACGCTAACACCACGCTGGATCTTGCAGTACTGGGGCACCGAAGTGTGCAGAGCCGGATTTCACGACGATATCTGGATTGCTAGTTTGGAAAACAAACTGCGCCACAGTCAAGATGACGTTGTGATCTCAGACTGCAGATTTCCCAACGAAATTCGAGCAATTAAAAATGCTGGTGGGCGTGTGATTAGGGTAACTCGCGGTGCAGAACCTGCCTGGTACGATGCGGCTGTGAGTGTGAATCGCGGGGCCAACGGCAACTCAACCTGGGCACTCTCCCAGCGCAGGTTAGAAAAATATGGAGTGCATGCCTCAGAAACTGCCTGGGTTGGCACTGAATTTGATCAGGTACTAGACAACAATGGTACCTTGGATGATCTATATCAACAGATCAAAAATCTGGTTCAAGATCACCCCGACGCCAAGTGACATCTCCGCGTTTGACATCTACACTACAATTCAGACACACAGTTCGCAAATTTCGTTGATTACTATTGGCTAGGTCACCGTCAATGTGAAACACAAACAATTGAGCCGGATACCTGGCTTTGAACCCGCATTTGTCACATGCGGGTTTTTTCTTATAACCATCTAACTGCCATCGTGGTACAGGCACCTTTTGTTTGCGGCCCCGACGTTGGCAAGCAGTACACATTGATCTGTAGTACACACGGTCATATTTGTGATAGGCCACAGCACGTGGTTGTGTGCCACAAACTTTACAAAACGGTCTCATCGAGTATTTAGTATACGGGTCTACATATAGGTTGTTCAAACTAGGTGTTTTTGACAGTTGTTAATAAATATTAGAACTTGAAAAGGAAACCATTATGGCTTTAACATCACCAGGCGTAGAAGTAACAGTAATTGACCAGAGTCAATACGTGCCCTCAGCCGTTAACACAGTACCTTACTTCGTGGTTGCCACAGCGCAAAACAAAGTATCCAGTGACGGAATCACTGTGGCAGCCGGTACTCTTGCCGCTAATGCAAACAAAACATATTTGATCACCAGCCAGCGCGATTTGGCAGCCACATTTGGTGTGCCATTCTTCTACAACACCACAACAGGTACTCCTATCAACGGTTACGAACTCAACGAATACGGCCTGCTTGCGGCGTATTCTGCACTGGGTGTTACAAATCGTGCTTATGTACAACGTGCCAATATTGATTTAACAGCACTCACAGCCAGTTTGACTCGTCCCACAGGAGCCGCAGCCAATGGTGCTTTCTGGCTTGATACCAGTGTGTCAACCTGGGGTATATTTGAATGGAACGCAGCCACTCAAGCATTTGAATTGGTAACACCAACATTGATCACTGACACCGCTGATCTAGTAGGCGGCACCGGTGATCCTATTGCCAACTATACTCCACTTACCACCTACGGCGCCATTGGTGATTATGCTGTGGTAGCAGTGGCCGAATACATCTTTATCTATTACAAAAACTACAACAACGTTTGGTGTCAGGTAGGTAGCAATACCTGGAAAGCATCCTACCCAGCAGTGGCAGGAACCAACGCAGTTACCACAACATTGACAGTTGGCGCCAACATGATCATCAACGGTGTCACAGTCACAGTGGGTGCCACAAACACAGTTGCTGGCCTGGCCACTGCTATCAACAGTGCCAGCATCACTGGTGTCACTGCTAGAGCAGTTTCAAATCAATTGTACATCTATGCCATCAGCACTGCTGGCAACGATGGTTCAACACTGAGCAATGATGGATTTGTTCAAATTCAAGCCGGTCCTAACTTGGGTACTCAATTGTTGGCTCAATTGGGCATTGTGGCCAGTCAGTATCCTGCCCCTGAATATCTTCCAAGTTACAGTTACGAACAACCCAAATGGATCAGCGGCGATAGTATTCCTGCACTAGACTCAAGACCTACAGGTTCTGTATGGCAAAATTTGAGCATAGCCAACAATGGACTGAGTCTATCAGTGAAAAAATACAGTGCCGCACTAGGTA